ACTGCTCGGTTTTGAGAACCAAATATTGCAAGTGCATTTTCTCTAATTTCATTAATTGTTTCTCCACCTCTACCACCTGTTGCTGGAAATTCGTTATCAACTGCAACTGATTGTTTTGCAGTACGATACAAAGCTATATCATCTTCTGAAAAATACTGAGCATCATCATCAAATTCTATTGATTCTATTTTTGTTATCTGTCCTTTTGATACATTTGAATTAACTCCACCTCCCACTAAGTAAGAAACTTCCATCACACCAGTTGGTGATTGACCATATGTTTCTGTTTTTAAAAAGTTGGATGGGTCAAATGAAGCTCCTAATCTATCAATAGATGAACGTAATCCTAACCCAACATTTTTTACATTTGGTATTAGAGTTTCATCGCTATCTGTATTATTAGTTCCTCCACCAAATATAATAGATGTAGTATTATTTTCATTTACAGTTGTAGTAAATCTTCTTGATGTCTTAATTAATTTTAAAACATTTGAAACAGAATCTCTAAATTGAAATAAATCTTTATCAGTTTGTTCAGTTATTGGGTAATCCACATAAACCATTTCTTGTGCAAGATAAGGAACCTGATACCATTTGTTTCCATTTGAATCTCTTACATCGTAAATATCAATTACATTTGTATCAGCAATATCTATTTTTGCAAACGATTGGTTTGTTATTGTTTTAGTTATTTTTCTAAGTTCTGCTGAAATAGCATTAACATATTTTTTAATTAAATATTGAGAAGGTTCTCCTGTTGTGGAGTTTGTATTATATACAGTTATCTCTCTATCAGAAGCATCATTGAAATCTAATAACTCTGTTGTTCTAAATTGTACACCAGTATTAGATTCAGCAACCATTCCTTCTTTGATTCTTAAATAATATGTTGAATCCGGTCTGTTTTCAGAACCAGTACCAATACTTGGTACTAATTGATAAACAGATAATTTAACTATCGAAGGAGAAGTTACTTTTGGTTTATAACCAAGATATTGAGATAAAGCTAATATATTTTTTTTATCTTCGGCTGTGGTTATAAATGATTCTTTTAACGTATCATCAATATAATATCCTAAAACATCACCTAAATAAGATGCCATTTCGATAAACATCATACCTGGTGATGATTCGTTAAAATCAGAATAAGTTTGTGGGAAGTAGTTTTTAGCGTACTCAATCAGATTCTCTCTGAATTGACCAAAATCTTTATTGAGATATTTTATATCCCTTCCTTTATTTTTTCTATTTGTTGTATTAAGTGCCATATCTTACTACCCCTCTACTGTAAATGTAATTTCATTTAAATCAATATCGTTACCAACTGTAAATTTTATGTTCATATTTGCAATGTTTCTATCTTTCATCTCATCAGTCATTTCAATATCAATTTCTTCAACATTAATATAAGGTAACCAAAAGTTAACTGCTTCTGTTATAGTTTCTTCTAATTGTTCTTCAAGATTATCATTCATCTGTTCAAATAACAAAGAATGAATACCACTTCCAAATTCAGGTTGCATTATTCTTTCACCTTTTCTTGTAAGTAATAAATTTCTTAAATTAGATTTAGCTGCATCATAAGATGTAAAAGTTTGTTCAAAGAATACACTTCCCCTCTTTGTAGGAGAAGCAATACCATATGCAAAAGAATCAAATTCTTCGGTATCTTTAACAATCTTATTACCTAAAACGTAAGCCACTTATTATTCTCCACAATTACATTTACTACATCCTTTTTTTGAAGTAAATTGTTTTCTTATGTGCCATCCCAAATAAAAAGATGATACTAAAAAAACAACAATAACTTCAATTGGATATATCATTATCTTTTAAACTTTTTAACTAAAGCAGAGTTATCTCTGTTTAGGATTCTATCTAAACCTGCAAGGCCTGTTGTTACTCCCAATCCACCTTGTCTAGCTCCATTAACACCCGGCATATCTCCATATCCCATTTGTGCTGCCATTGAAGCTCTCATTCCTTCTAAACCAGCTCCTGCTCCTTGTTGGTTAAATGTAACTGTTTTATCCATACCTTCGTTTACTGATTGGAACGAATCTAATACGGATTTAACTTGAGTACCACCACTTCTTTGTTCTTTGGTAAATGGTTTTGTCATATTAAGAACCTCATTTAACGCTTCATTTTTAGTGAATTGTTTTTTTGGTTGTTCTTCTCTTTCGTTTTGTAATACTTGATTAGCAAGTTCAAACGGGTCTACTTCTTCACTTACCACATTTGTTGGTGTGGCTTTTTTCAAAGTTTTCATTTTACCCTTAACGGCTTCATCAAGTATAGCTGGAAACTGCTCCTTTAGAAACTTTTCATGTTTCTTAGCAACTTCAGCTTCTACTAATGCTTTGATTACTTTTATAAGTTGTTTGTTATCCATTTTGTAAAATTTCCTTTTATCTTAATATAAATATATCTTTGTTGTTTTTATGGTAATTGATATCCTGTCAGAGTTATAAACCCTGGAGCAGGTGGTAGTAATGGAAATCCAGGATATAAAGATATTGTAGATACCATTGCTTGAATAGTTGTTAAGTGTGTAGTTCCATACGCAATAAACATATCTAAAAAATTAGCACTATCATCTGTTGGAAACTCGGGTGGAGTTTCTGGCCATGTTCCTGGATTGGATATAATAGCAGTAGTTGATGATATGTTTTGAAAAGAACCAAGTGCTGGAATCGCTGGTGGTATTAATTGTAAGGTTGCTCCACTCCAATATCCTAAAACTGCTTTTCCTAAATCTTTTATAAAAGTATGTCTATCTTGTTTTGTCAAAGCAACAGTACAGGCAAGTATTACCATTTTTTCCATCAATTCTTTATTTCCTTTTTGTATAGGAAGGGGAGCACCACCAAATCCACGAGTAACAATAGAGCCCGTAATCATTGCAAAATCGTATGCTTGAGTAAATTGTTTGGCAAAATCTTCTTTGGATTTTACTCCATTCGGATTACTCATATAAGCATTCATAATGGATTTAAAATTATTCCAAGACATTTTGTTACTCCGTATAGTTTAAAGTTGATAAAGCATCTCTAAGTTTAGATTTAATATCGTTAAAATCTGCTCTATTATTTGGACCAAGAGCCGTTGGGCCGGATGGTGTATTAAAAGTTTGTTTATTGATTGCATCTATAAGTTGAGTAAGTAAATCTACAAGAGTATTACCTCTAACTATCGCTTCATTGGTATTATCAGTATTAAGTAAGATATTACCTGTTCCTGTAATTACTGAAAAATTTCCATTGTTTCTATCAGTAGTAATGTTTACATCATCACCAAAATCCAAATCAGCACCACCATTACCATTATCGATTGTAAATTTACCATCAGAAATAAATCCATAATTTCCTTTTGAAAAGAAAATCATTTCTTGCGATTTAGCAGATAAGATAATTCTTTCAGATGATAATAACATCTGGTCGTAATCTACATATTCTTGTGGTAATTCAAAGTTAATTGGATTTGTTTCAAAATCAGTAGAACCACCATCATCAACTGTGCCCGGTTGAAAATCTATTTTATATTTGTTAGATGAAAGTAATATAGTTGAACCATCTTTATTTACATCTTCTTCGGTTTGAGAACCTGCATCTAAATTATTTACAGATTCATCGTTTTGCCTATTTCGTATAATAATGGTTGGTGAAAATTCTTCTTCTGTATTATTATATCCACTAAAACGAATGGATTGACCAAAACGAGATTGAATTATCTTATCACCTTCATATAGTACAAGAGGATTTACTTGCTGATATTCAAAATATTTCCCAAGTTTTGTTTTTCTATCTGATTTATCGCCAGAGTTTGAAATACCCGTTTGTGATACTGTTGAATAATCTGAAGATGAATTTGATTCTTCATCTTTATCGTAAATTTTTATATCTCTATTTTCTTCAGCATTACCTATGTTAATTTCAGAACTTGGTAATCTTTTATAATAAACACCACCACCGGTATTTATCAATTCTACCATCTCACCTTTTAATGGAATATCTAAATCATTAGTGTTGTATGGTTTTATGTAAGTAAGAGAACCATGTGATGATATAGAATCATTAATTTTTCGTATTAAACAACATCCAATTAATTCTGTTTTTAAGGATTCAACTCCCTCAACTTCATATGATGTATCTAAATCTGAATCATTTAATACAACATCTATTACTACACCCACATTATTATTTATGGAAGAATATCGTTGCTTGTTAGCTTGAGATACAGAAAGAGATTGTTGTAATCGTGTACTCATTACTTACCTACCTTTTGTTTAAGTTCTTCTATTTCGTTTGTAAGTTCATCAACCTTTTGGTCTTGTTCATCTACCACTTCTTTTGCAGTTGATTCAATTTCTCGAAGTAATTGTTCTTTTTCTTCATCGGTTAAGAACCCAGCATCACCTTCTGCTTTGTGTTGGGCACCAATGATACGTTGGGCAATTGCTGCCATCTTAATTAAAGAATCATCGTTCTTTACTGAGGTATCAACAAGGTCTTTGATGATAGGTCCAATAACTGCCATATCGCCTG